AGAGAACTTATATAAGCTTCTTCCATATTTAATCTATCTAGCTCTTCTTCTTCTTTTTGTCTTCTTATAGCAGCAGAACTTCTTCTATCTGCTCCATAGTCTCTTCTTAATTCTAGCTCTCGTATTGGTCTAGAAAGCGTAGGTGGCTCACTAACTTCTCCACCTTCTTGATATCCAAAATAATCCATTGCTCCTTGAAGATTAGCACTAGGTATGTCTACTAAAGAGCCACTTGCATCAACTACTTTACCTTCCATTCCGGGGGTTTTTAATAAACCTCTACCAAAATTTAATGCACTTCTAGCATCTCCTTTGAGCATATCTAAGCTTTCTCCTAATCCTTTTCCAGCAAATTTACCTAAATAAGCACTAGCTCCTCTACCTACTGCCCTACCAAGAACACCTCTTTCTTGCTCTTCTGACATATCAACTAGTTCTTCAAAATCTTTTCTAAATAAACCAGTTTGAGACCTGTCTCTTAAATCACCTGCATCATAAATTTTACCAGCTGCAAGTTCACCGCCAAGACCTCCTATAAATTCTCCTAAGCCTTTTGGTAAAAAAGAACCTCCTACAAAAGCTCCTATATCGCTAAATCTTTTTCTCATTTTTGCTTCTTTAGCAAACTTCTTAGCTTGTTTTTGATAAGAGTCCATAGCTTTATCAACATCTCTTTGAAGACCCATTCCATATAGTCTACTTGATATACCGGGTCTATAGCTTGCTGTTGATGCAGCTACAGTACCACCGGGTTGATATCCCATAGGCTTAACATACCCTCCACCCATATATCCTTTTATTGTCTTGCGTTTTTTATACATCATAATTATATCCTTTAAACTTCTATAAATGTTTTCCAAACTGATGTTACATAAAATTCTGTAGATACAGTTGTTATTCCAGTATCAGAGGCAGTAATGCTCAATATAGCTACATCATTAGCTCCTATAGTAGGGCTAGCACTCCAATCTGAAGTGTTTATAGTAATTATTGTATGGTTAGTAAATGTAGCTTCGTGTGTAAAAGTACACACCGTATCTGTTGTATTATCTCCATCGTCTTGTTTCTTAATAGCAAATGTTATATTATCTGTGGCATCTGCTAAAGAAGGAACTTTAAAAATTATTTTATGACAAATCATTTTAAATGGAGAGAGAAAACAGTTTTGATTTCTAACTGCTGTTAAATCTTCAGAGGTTCCCCAAGGAAGAAATGTTTCAGTTGTGTCTAAATCTTTTGCAAAATTGTGTGTAAAAAACCTGTAGTCCACAAACTTTCTTTTATACTCTAATTCATTTGTAGTTAATTTTTTATCTACAATTTCATTACCATCTCTTGACATAAGACTTTTAAAAACAATACCTTTATGTTTTCTTCTAACAGCAAGCCTACCATTATCTAAAGACACAAATGTGCCACCCTCTTGTAAAGATGATGCTGGAGTTCCATTTGTAAAAGACTGAGGACTTTCTACTGAATTTATTATTCTTCTTATATCTCTAGACATTAACTAACTCTTTTTCTAACATTTCTATATTCTATTTGTATATCATTAATATAAAGACCTGTAGTTACTGTAGGTTCTATTTTTAAAGCTACACTCTGACATGTAAAAGGAGAAGATGGGGTGATAACTGCTATATCATATCCAGCTCCAGTTGATTCAGACCTTGGCATACTTCCAGAATTAAATGCAACCCAACTATTGTTTTGATTTATTTGGTAAAATATCATTGCTGCTGTTATAGTTACATTTTCAGTACTTCTATAATGAATATATATTTTATATATTTTTTTAAGAGTAGAAGGATTACCAAAGTTAAAGTCTGGAGTTACTAATTTGTAATGATTAAAAGTTGATGGTGTATTATCCCATTCTGTAAAATGAACTTTACTATTGCCAGCTCCACCCACATCAGTTGATTGTACATCATAAGCAACGACTAATTGACCATTACTTGTGTTTACAAAATTAGTAATTATTGGGGTAAAAGAACCACTAGAATTTGGTGCTATATGTTTTCCATAAGAAAAAGCATTTGTTTTTAAATTATAAACATATCCATGTAAAGATGAGTCTGCTCTATCTATTATAATAACTTGGTCTTCTTTAGGTTCATACCCTAAAGTCATTTGTTTATTAGCACAAAATGTAGCCCATTCATTTGCACTTATTTTACCTTCTAATAAATTAATTACTTGAGAACCATTATATAAAAACAAACCATTTAAGTTTGCCCAAACTACACCAGCTTCTCCTTTGCAAATAGAATATGGATTTGCAATACCTCCAAACTCTACTGTATCTTCTAAAAACCAATTAGCAGGAGAGGGAGATGCTATATTTAATATTTGAAGAGTTCTTTGTTTATAAGCAAGAAGCCTATCTGAATAATTTTCTAACTTTACATAATCTTCACCATCTCCAACAGTAACGTCTATAAAATTAGTATTTGGGAATGTATCGTATTTACCTATTTCACTAAACATAATTCTGTCACCAAAATGGTCAAACTCATCTTCAGATGCTAAAGCCCCATCATTATATAAAACATTTGCTACAAAAGCTCTGCGATTGCAAACAGTAGCTGTTTTATAACCAGTACCAGCATCACCAAAAGAAATTTGTCTTGTTGATTGGGGAAAGCCATTTATACTTGCATATGTATCTAAGCTAGGTGCCTTGTGTTTTAATATAAAATAATTACTTGCTGGTGTCGTAGCATGAAAACCTCTATTTGCTGTTGTTGTGTTTGTAGAAGATGTTATTCTAAAGTTTTGAACGCCAGCACCATCTGCTAAATCTTGAACCCAAGGCTTGTAATCTCCATTTAATGTTGCCCTTACACCTTTTGTAATATCTATATCGGCAAATAAAATCCAATCATTATTAGTTTCAGTTTCTCTTATGTATATCCTACCACCACTTACCCTATCTGGATATGTTTCTTCTTTGTGTAGGTTAGAGTTATCGGAAACACCAAAATTTGTAAGTGCTCTAAAATTAATAGTTATATCTCCACCGTGGTCTGTGTGACTTTCAACATCACCTATGTGCCTACCAAACGCATCTAATACTCTAGAACCTACAGGAAAATGTGTTATAGCACTATTACCATCTGTTCTAATTGCAGTTACGCCTGCTCCATAACCTCCAGTTTTATCTGCTAAAACACCAGTTGCCTCTAAAACATCTTGGTCTGCATATACATTAAAATATAATTCTTTTAAACCATTAGTAGGCGTAAAAGTAGTATCATAAACTTTTAATAAAGACTCTTGGTTTTTATCATATATAAAAGAGCAAGCAAATTCATATGTAACCTTTTCCCAAAGACCTTCTCCACTAGCTTCTCCAACAGAAAGCCCCCAACCAAGTCCATTAGATGAAAACTCATTAGAACCGTCAATGTCGCCAGTTTCTGTAAACTGAGCAGATGTTGGAGCATTTATCGACACACTTCTTTCATAAAACTGATTAGGTAGTGAGCGAGATATATTTGTAGAAGGATTGCTAGAACTACCTCCCTCAAAATAAACAAATTGTTGTCTATTTATTTTACCAAACCATTTTGGCTCTGATTTGTTTGCAAATTGGCCATCAGCAGTTCTTAATACATTATCTGCGTAGTAAAAAACAAATTCAGAAGAAGTTAGTGAGTTTTCTTCAGTTGTTAATTTTATAGCATTTGTATCAAAAGCATCTGAGCTATCTGCATATACATCAACTTTTCCATCATCTAAATTACCTAATGCTAAAAAATTATCTCCTACAAAACCAGTAGCCCCAATATTTACAACAGTATCATCTGCTACATTTTCGTCTTGAATTGTATTTTCCGCTAATACTAAAAGACAGTTATCAATATTTCCACCCATAGTTAACATTGTAGTGCTGCCATCAGAACCAACTATAGTTTGACCATTTGCTCTGCTCAATTTATTAACAACAGTATATACACCATCATTATTAAGAGAACCCGTAACTTTTATTCTTGCTGGTAAAGTTTCTGGTATTATATTATTACTAGTCCAAAAATCACTTTCATCTATAAAGATTTTATTACCACCATTAAATACTAATGCATAATGACCACTACCATCAGCTCCAGAAGTAGGATTAGATGTTGAACCTGTTGCTGTAATAGATGTGCCTCTTACTACAGTTGGGTCATCTGCTTCAAAATAAAATAAACCTCTACCGGGATTGATAGATGCTGTATGATTTGGTACTGTATTGGATTGCAATGTTACCGCACTACCATTTGTTGCAGTTTTAAATAAACCTCTAGGTCTTAGCTCTCCTCTATTTGAAATATCAAAGTTATCTGACTCAACAACTTCTCCAACTGTTAAATCTCTAGGATTTTTTACAGTATTTATACCACGACCAAAATCATTTATATTTAAAAATTGTTTAGGCATTAATCTATTAACTCTACATGAACTAAATCGTCGAAGCCATTATCTTTAACATCTCCATCAGAATCCCAGTCTCCACCCCACCTTACCTTAATATTTAATTGTTTTGCAATGCCTCTAATCATGCCACCCATATAATGAAATCCATCTCTGTTTTTCCAATCTATTGGGTAGGGAGCTAAATCTACCGCTTTACCATCCATATGCTTTGAGTACTTTACTTTCGTTGCCCCCTTAGCCAATAGTTCTTGTTGTCTCTCTTTACTACGCAAACCTTCTATAATGGTTACATCCATTATTTTAATTAACTCATTAAGGACATTGACTAATCTTACATCAACACCTTTAAGTCTTTCTTTGCTTTTTTTACCAAACTTAAACATATAAACTCTATTTCTTTTTAGTTGCTTTTTTTCTAGTGGTTTTCTTTTTACCTCTAATTAAATCTGCATCTGCTTTCCTAGCACCGCCTCTACCTGTAGCAAAGCTTCTTACTCTACCAGCTGCCCATTGATGTGCTCCCACACCGGGTCTAGAACCACTAGAATAATATGCACCCAATCCTCTAGAATATACTTTTGATAATGTAGACTTTGCTATTCCAGAGCTTTTTGAGTACTTGTTTATAACTGCAGCTTTACTTCCGCCTGCTTTTGCTTTTGGTT